CCGTTCCTTGGCGATGGCATCTTTAATCTGTTGTGACGGTTCCATCAGGGTCCACAAAAGTTATCTGAACGCCAGTTTTAAGTTCTGCACCATTTGGACCGGTGACTTCTTGCGTTGCAATAGCCTTTCCATCAACACGGTCCATTACTTCCTTTACTGCCCATGCTTCACCTGATTCTGCAAGTGAAATAAGCTTTTTAACGATATTAGCTAACTTGGTTGGGTCTTGAATCAAATCCATGCGAATACGGTCATAAAAGAGTTTGCCCTTCTTAGCATTTTGATTGCCAATTTGACCCCCTCTTGAATTATTCGTATCGATTTCCATGTCCATGATTGTAAAGCCTTCTTTAGTTATGCTTGTGGTGGTTCTGCTGGTGCGCTACCGTCAGTTGCTACTGGTGTTTCAGTAGTAGTTTGTGCTGGTGCTTCTACTGGAGTATCTGCTACTTTTTCAATGCTTTGTGCAATATGGCTATCAACCATTGCTTTCGCGCCCAGGTGCAGTTTGTTATGGATTTCTAGGGCCACTTCAATAGGAAGCTTACGCAATCCCTGAAGGATTACTTCCATTTCCTGTACTGAATGGTCAAATGTTAGTTTTAAGTCGTTTAAATTCATTTTTTCTTACCTTTCTTTTTTTCTGTTTCACGTTGTACGGCATATCCAATCGCTTCAGCTTGCTTGGGTGGCTTGCCGGCGCGAATTTCCTTGGCTATGTTTTCTGAACGTGTCTTGTTGCTAGTACCTTTTTTCAATGGCATATCTTTTTCCTTTCGGGTGGTTGCTTTACGTACTTGTGGGCGCTTTTTAGGTGTTTCAAGTGGAAAATCAATTACTTTTGTATCTTCCGCATACTTTTCAGCTTCGGATTTAAACCAGTTCAGTATTTTTTTCAGCATAATCTTCTTCCGTTAAGAAACATACGTCTTGCCAGGACATAATAAGATAACGTTCATCGTTAGTAAAGTATTCTTGAAATTTAAGATATTCATCTTGGGCGTTTTTACTCATAGTTCCAAATCGAACATGGTCGCCAACATTAACTGGCATGGCTTCACGGCGGCCATTGACCTTCTTACCAGGTCCTACGGCTACTACGGTACCCATATTGTCTGCTTCTTTGTTTTCAACAATGATTACAGAACTCAAAATGCGTTTATCAGGGCGTACAACGATTTTCTCACCCATCGGTTTTAATATAAAATCTACATCAGCCATATCAACTCCTTAATAGTTGGTTGGTTAGAAAGGCCCTAGTTTACCTTCACGTGCTAGGGTTTTTCGCTTTAATCTGCGTAATAATTTGGGTCTGTTGGTGCTTGACTGCCTGAACCAGCGGTAAATGAAATGTCTTTGCCGCTTTGCATCGACTTGTCATTCCACGGCGTTGCTTTAGCCTTTTGGACTTGCATTGCCCGTTGTGCATCTTTAACGTATGCGCTGGTCTTTAATAAGTCCCCCAAGCTAGTTTGATTACTAGATGAGGGATTTAGATTGGCAGTAAACCCAGCCATAATTACATATCGTCTTGGTCGTGGCCAGCGCGCTTATGGTCATAGCATACGGATTCACCAGTATTGCCATGATTAAACTCACCTAAACGGCCATCGTGTTTGCCCATGTGCATTTCACGACCGCCCATTCCATCTTCCATACCAAGGGCTACGCCACCAGCAAATGATTTTGCATGACGTTCGCCAGTTGTATCGCTTGATGTTGCGCCTTTAGGAATCTTTTCACCAGTAGCGCCAGGCATAAATTTTGTAGAATTTACGCCAGTTTCACGTGGTTCACGTTTTTCGCCTGTACGGTCGCTTGATTTAACACCTTTTGGAAAGCGTTCGCCGCTTTCACCTTTCATACCATAACCCATAATATTTTCCTTTTTGCAAAAAGAACTAGAAAAGCCTAGTTTGTTTATTTTCCTTTAATTATTATTTTTGTCAATGTCTTTGCGAATTTCTTCAGGCAAACCCATGTGATGTTCATAACCAAAGTTTTCAGGCAATCCTTCCGGATAAGCCAATCCAAGATAATTTTCTAACGTTGTTGGAATACCGTGCTTTTTCATTGATTCAAGCACGTAATCGTGTTCATTGTTTCCATTCAGGTTCATTTATTCCTCCAGCTTTTTCAAATACTTGTTTTCTAGCTTCATCAGCGGATATATTGCCTTTTTTATGGTTTAACCATATTTTATCAATTTCTTCAACATTTTTGGCATTTTTAAATGTATCAGGGAATAAACCGCGAACTGCTTCCCATGTAATAGATTGCATTTCTCTAGGTAATACGCCACGTTCTTTTGCGGCACGTTGATAAGCTTCGTGATACAACGGGTAAGTGCCTTGCGAACCAGTAAATGCGCTATTTTTAGGGCCAACTTCACCCAATACATTGCTACCAAAATTGTGTGCTACTTCCCTAGATGCGCCGGACAATGGGCGTAACAATCCAGCGGCTACGGCATGGGTGTCAATGGTTGTATGACCTTGTGGGTTTTCAGGGTCATAAATGTTCATATAAAAATTACGAACTTTATGTTGGCCGCCTAAATTTTTACTAATGTTTTCTTTAGTTGGGTTTTCATAAATGTTTACGCCTTTAGCAATTTCATTTAATGAACCCCAGCCAGTTTTGTATGGTTCACCTTTTCCGGTCAATCTAACGCCCGAATAATCGCCTTCAGGGTTAACAATAAAATGTTCTCTAGGATTATGTGCCTGGTCATGGGTTCTAATCCACATAGCTTTTTCTACTGGGTCTGACAACTCACCCAATGTTTTGCCTTCAATTGCTTTAACCATTGGCGCATATTGCGGTTTATTCCATATTTCTTTAGCAATATTAGACATTTCAGGCGACCAGGATGTTCCTTGATGGTTTTTCATGGCGCTAATTAAACGTTCACCTAAAGATACGTTCATAAACCAATCTTTTTGTGGTGATAAAACGGCCAATACTCCTGAAGCCGCTTGGTCAGGAACCCCATATTCTTTACCGAACTTGTCCACAATGTTTCGGGCGCCGTTATACCAAAGTTTGCTACGTTCTCTAGTGTCTGCCGGCACCGCATCATGTAAATAAAGCAAGTTGTCTTTTACATGATTAATAAACTTTTCTGCATTTACATCTACGTTTTTAGACTTTAATCCAATATTTGGATAGTCTTTTAGCAATTCAACGTTGTGTTTAAAAGCTTCAGGTTCTTTTTTAGCCGCTTCATAATTGGAAAATAAATGTTCTGTAATTGGATTTTCCGTTGCTTTTACGGCGGTTGGAACTCTAGTGCTAACTGCGTGTTCTGCGGCGGTTACTGGCTTAATACTTAATCCAACCGGTAAACCTTTAGTTATTTCTGCGGTTTTCCCTAATGCTGGTGCGGCCATAGCGGCCACATCAAAAGTAGGTTCAAAACGTCCTGATTTCCATATATCAGCACGGTTTCCACCGGTTTTTACTATATCGGATGGGTTTCTTACTGGATAATCGCCTTGGCCCCATCGCTGAACTTCTTCCGGAGCCTGGCCTAATAAAAAGTCGCCTAATTGGGTTCCACCAATTAATGGAACTTGGTCTTTTACGTAATATTGATTGGCATATGTTTTAGCGGCATTGAGCAATTCCCCAATTTTTGCAACGTTGGGATTAACGGTTGGTATTGGGCCTACCGTGCCTAGTTCATAATCATCAGCCATGATTAATTTTATATGACTTCAATCAATACATCAACGCCGCCACCCTTACGAATTTCACCACGATTAATCATAAGTACATCAATCTGTCCGTCATTGTCATAAACGCCGGCATCTTCTAAACCGTCTAAAACGGCTTTCAAACGATTATCTAGGTCTGTGACTACCTTTGACCGTGGATATAAAAATAATGTCACTTCAAGGCGTTTGGTGCCAAATTTGGGTATGTTTTGCGCTACGACACATTCTGCCACCGCAGTTTTAAATTCGCGCCCAGCTTTGCTTAATACTGTATGGCCACGAAAATTGCGCCAGTACGTGTTAACACTAGGTGGGTATGGCAATTTAATTATCATTTAGCAATTTTTCAACTTTTTCGTGTAAATCTTCTTCGCTAAATCCCCAGTATTTTTGGAATCCTTTGTGTCCAAGGGAATGAACGCTGGTATTTCCAAGACGGTGGTGCCACATACACAAGGGTATAGTGTTGGCGGTTTTCCTAGGCTGACCATATCGGCGTATATGATGGATTTCCACGGGCGTGTCGGTGTCAGTAATTCCATTTTGCCGGCACAATATGCACCCCAATCTTGCCAATTTAGCATAGTGTTCTTTTTCATTTGCCATTCGCTAGTTCGTACCATTGCTTGTAAAAGTCTTTAAACATACTAAACCCTTGACCAGCAAGCATACATTGTCCATCCGGTTGAACCAAATAATATTTATTGATAATTGTTTCAGTATCGGTATTACCATAAATGATTACAACCATAAAATCTTCTTTTTTTGCTAATGCTTGAAGCAAATACTTTTGGCCTTTGCTTACTTTTTCACCAGGCCGTTTCCATTCCATAATTAAAAAACAACCATTGCGTTCACATATTCCATCTACATTACTTGGTACAAAATGTGGGTTTTCTTCAATTAATCCTTGAAAATCCACATAATCTGTATGTGTCGCATAAGCGTTACGCATTAGACTCATTGTTCAGCCAAATCCTTTGCAATCAACTCTAGGTCATGCGCTACGTCAGTCATATCTAGCGATATTTGATAAGCTTTATCGTATTGACCTTTTAATGTGGCTTTATGAAAATCTTTAATTAATTTTAATAACGCTAAATATGGTGTTGAATAATCATTCATTTCTCTTCCGCCTTTCTTAATTTGTTATATATGTAGCTTCTTTGCCAATAAAACTAGGCATTTCACTTTTAATTGCCATTTCAACCATATCGTCTGCAATCTCCAAAGCAATGCCGTAACCTTCTGTTGTCATAGTAATTTTGTCAGTATCATCAACCTCAATAAGAATTGTGGCTTTCATTTTTCTTCCGCCTTTCTTAACTATATCTAGCTATGATGTAAAAAATAACCACACCAAGTAACCACCATTTAAAACTGCCGTCAAATACCCAGTTTATAAAATTCATTTCTCACTAGCCTTTCTTAGTATTAGATAAGCAAAATAATGTTGTTGTGTAGTAAACCCTTGTTGCATAGCAATACCATCTTCCTGTGATTCTGCCCACAATTCGTTTACTACAGCATCTGTTAGTGTCTTTGCTGGATGGGTGTAGATTGGCTTTTCAACTGCCACAAAATTTTTATCATGTTTCTCTCGTGTTCCGCTAACCCAACTAACACCATTTTTATTTTCGTAATACCACGCTACTGGTTCATTGTTCATTTTGTTAGTCTTTCAAGGTTACGGTTACTGGCTTCTTGGGTACGCCACGCTTCAAAACGTAGCTTTGCCGCTTCCAGGCGGTACTTCCACATTTCTGTTTTGTACGTTGCCGCGCCAATAGCTTTGCATAAGTCTTGATATTCTTGGCTGGCGTAAGCTTCACGTTCTTGGGCGCCCAAACTTTGTTCGCTTGATTGTTTCATTTTTATGGCTTTTAGGCTGGATTTATAGGCTTCTAATTCAGCCAGTTCACCCTTTGCTTTAGCGTATTCCGGGGCAAATTCGTATAGATAATCTACACAATCATTGGGGTCAACTACACGGGTTTCAGCTTTCATCGTTCCATCCATATTTTAGCTACTACTAACAAAACAAAAACCCAAAGCACTAGGCCGCTAAAAAAGAAAAATATAAAAATAAGTTCATTCATCGCCAATCCCCAATTTGTCCACGGTTGCCTTTTTTCCATTGGTCGTACATATCTTTAGCAAGTTGCTCACGGCGTTTATCAAACTTAGGATTAGCAAAATAACTCCTAAAACCGGTAAGCCCAAACTTGGTACGGTATATAAGTAATTGTCTAATTTCGCACTCATACCGCCATCTTTCCAATATGTTGTTGGATTCGTTGTCGGTACTGTCCCATTGTTTCCCCGGCATAAGCTTTTAGTCCCAGTTCGCGGCCTTTAGCCAATGTTAATTCATCGGTACTATACCAAGGCATAGCTGGGCGTTTTGCTTCTTTTGGGGTCATGTCCAGTTCATCTTCCCAGCGGCCTTGATTAATCCAAGTGCTTGCATGGGGGATAAAGTCTGATTCAGTACCCTTTAATTTCCAGTACGCAACGTGTTCTTCAATGGCTTCTATTGCTTGGGTTTGTTCGTCCTTTGTCAGCCGGTTAAACGCCCCCAGGGCGGCACGTTTAGCTACCTTCCTGGGGTAATGTTTCCAAAAGGTTTCAAACATTTTCAGCCTGATTGTAATAATTATTGATGGCTTTTATTGCTTTGTCGCAAATTGCATCGCTTCTGCACCAACGGCCATTAGGAGTAAAAAATTCAAAACTTGTTGCATTTTTTTCTAATGTTGCGGTGTATTCATTATCAAAAATTGTTTTTGAATATTCAGTACCGTTTTCTCTAGTAATGAACCAAACGTCTGTAACTTTCATTTTTTTTCCTTTTGTTTTCACGGTAAAGCACCGTATTAATAATTTACTAAAGTAATCTTTACTTGTAAACAATTATTTTCTAGTGATATACCCTAATATCTAATAACTGTTGTATTTATGTTGCTTTTTGGTGGACAAACCTAGCCCACCTAGGTTGCCTTAATAAGTTTTGCTTTTCGGAGCCACTTAACCCGTCAGTCGTTCAGGAAACCGGCACTAACTTCGCCACCGGCATTTGCGTTATTACATTCCTTATCCCCCAGTAACGCTTCTATTCTGACCGCTGGTGGTGGTGAATCCCCAATCAGAACGATTGCGAATAAGAAACAAAAAACCCCTTAGTGGATAGACTGTATGGAAACTAAACTAATTAAATGGTTCAAGTGCATTTAATTAATTCAGAACAATCTACCCATTAAGGGGTTCTAACTTCAGCGGTTTCCATGTCGCAATGGTTAAAACTATATCACATATTTCCCCATTGGTCAGCCATTGCATCAGCAATTCCTTGATAAGTTGTGCTTCTTAATTTCCAACGGTCTGCGCTGGGCGGCAATTTATGCAAACGTTGTTCACGTCCTTCAACAATATTTGTTGGTTGTAATTCCGGCAAACCTTTTAACCATAAGCAAGTAGCTTTAGTTTCACCATGCCCAAACATCCAAGGTTGAATAATTTGATTTTGCCGCCTACCAATGATTTCTACGGCGTATTTGTGCATTATTGGATTTTCAATTGCAAATTTAGGAATGTTGCAATCTAACAATTTTTTAAAAAAATTAGCACCATCACGCATTTTGTCCCAACGGCCTTCTTGCTTATAAAGCCATGAAACGCCTGAATTACACAAATAAGTGCATGGTGGATGGGCTACCATCAAATCCCAGCCATCATTAATAATGTCAAAAATATTGCCTTGGTAATGCGGCCCTTCGGCATCAGAAGGCAATAAATCACAACTCATAGCTTCGTGCCCCCCCCCGATGAACGCATCACGTACACGTCCTGAATACTCACAAGCTACTAAAACTTTCATAAATTTTTAAGTTCCGGCCACACGACCCACCAGTTGTCAGGAAACAACGTTTTCCTAGTTACTAATCCATGACTTTCGCGTTCAATGGTTGCGGCCATTAACGTTAATGGACCCATCGGAATAGCATCCTTGTTGCGCCATTGACACACCGCTTGAACGCTTACGCCACATAGCTTTGCGACCTTTGCGGGCTTTCC